TCCGTTTGTGTAACCTGATCCTGCATTTGAAATAGTTGGTTTTGATGTAATGTATCCTTCGGTATTAATATCCCAATCCATGTTAATAGGGTAAGGAAATACTTGAGAGAAATAACCTGCTGATCTTCGTGATCCTGTAGATAAACCTGCGTCATACCAACAGTTTTCGCGAATGTTATAAATGATTGCATCATTACATTCTTCTGAATTACCTCTTGGATAGAACCACCATACCTCACCAAAACGAGAAACTTTAGTTGCATAAATTTTTTGTCTTTGTGAATAATTTAAATTATCAAAGAAATAGTTTTGATTCATGCTGTTTGGGATTTCTTTAACAACACCTTGGTATAGTAGAAAACGGTCAACACCACACCAATAGTAAACACCGTCATATTCAATGACTGACTGTGACGACATGATAGATGTTTGTGATGAGATAATGTCATAACGCCAAAAAAGCGTTTCACCAAAATCACCACTGTTTGGAATACCTATGTTAGTAGGCGCGTAGCTTACTCTAATTAAAGAATCAAGTGACCAAAATAGCCCTGATGGTGAATTAGAACCACCTCGTAATGGAAGACCTTTTACAATTTTTGTAGCAGCTACGTTAGTTTGATTAGAATCTGAGGATACCCAATCACTTACATTACCTGCGCTGTTGTTTCTAATCAGTCCGTTGTTACCGTATACAAATGTATATGGATGTAAAACAACTACACCGCCTGATACATCAACTTGATTATCAAAAGTAAGTGTTGTGCTTGCGTTGGTCGCGGTAGCGTTGTTAGATAAAGTAAGCGTTGTAGCTACAATAGATACGACTGTTGTGTTTGCGGGAATACCTGTACCTGTCACTAACTGACCTGCGCCAATAAGTAAATTAGTTGCAGATAATGTGACTGTTGGCAAACCGTTTGTAGTAGCACCCACCGCGGTAAATACACCAATTGCTGACATGGATGTACCTGTAATATCACCCCCTAATACAGGGGTGTTAGTTTCGTTTGCTATATCGTTTAGATTTAAACCAGGGTGCGCAAGAAGTGTTTGATCACCGCTACCCGAAGCATCAAATGTTGAATCAAACTGCCAAAGGTTAGCATCATTTGGGGTGAAGTCTGAAAGAGTAAAATCAGTGATACCTGTACCAATGCCAAGATTATTGATTGGTAACGATTGAATGCCATTGTTATATCCATTAAAAACTACATTAAATAAACCTTGAGGATCTAAAAACAAGCCTCGAGAAGGACCTGCCATGTTACCTGTAATTTCTCGATAGCCTAATATCTTTCTAGGACGACCACGTTGAAATCTTACCCACTGACCGTCAGTATAAACCGCACGGTCAAACACCGTACCGTCACGTTGAATACCAGGTTGAGTATCAAGAGCAAAAACCTTCTTTGTCATTAGAAGATTCCCCCAAGAACCCCTCCGCTAAAAGTTCCTGTGCCTGTGACTTCTAATCCTGAAGCATTAACTTCAGCTCTGTCTGTTCCTAGAATTGATATATTAAAAGCACCTGAACCTGATCTATAAATACCTGTTGAAGGCTCTGATGCAAAACTTAATGATGGGTTAGCCGCGCTACCGTTAGCTAAAGAACTTACAGAAGCACCTGCTTGTACAGTGTTTGCGTTGTAAAAATTAACGCCGTCGCTGATTAATGTAGCTTGATTACCTGCCGCTACTGTTGCGTTTGCTCCACCGCCTACGCCTGTTGTAATTGTAAGTGTATTACCACCCGCTGTAGTTTGATTGCTTACTATATAGAACGCCACTACAGGAGGATAATTAATAGTCACCGAACCTGATAGTGTACCTACATATTCTTGAATTAAAGAAGATGCTTCCGATGTTGAAAGTGTATATGACCCTGATGTAACTTCTTTTGTAATTGATTGAAACAAGAATTGATTGCTTACCCCATAACCTACAGTCACAAATACAGAACCTGTGGATACAATCATTGCAGATTCATTTGGTTGGAATTCTTTTGATGAAGCTAGGTCAATTGTATTTGCACCTTGCGCGTTCATGGTCACTGTACCTGTACCATTATTCTTAAAGAAGAAGAACCAATCATCACCAATAGTACTTGCAACAGGTAAAGTTACGCTTCCTGTTCCTCCACCCCAAACTTTTGTTTGAGCTCTGTCAGTTGATGTAAATGTATACCCCGCAGTTACAGAGGATGTTGGAGAAGCTTGATTAAGAGTTGCTCCAATAGCTTTTAGACCAAGACCTGCTAATGTTGTTGCATCAGGAGTTGAAGTACCAATACCTAGCGCTATGTTTGACCATGTACCTGAAACGGTAGAATTGTTAGTTAGGTAAAAATATCTTGTAGCACCCGCGGTAAGCGTACCTAGTGTTGCTCCTGTTGAGCTTTTAATAGTTAACGTAAAAGCACTTGGGTTCTTAATAAATGCATCTTGACCCACTGATACTTGATTTGCGGGAGGCATGAATACAGACAAACCACTTGTTGATGGTGTGATGTCCATAATACGAGCCGCTACGCTTGTTGATATGTTGCCGTTAACAGGCCATACAAGCGTTAAGTCAGCAGAGATTGGGTACGATGCGTAACTTACGTCGGTAGGTAAAACAACGTCCCCTGCAAAGGGTGAGGTGTATGTAGTCATGTTTAAGTATCAAGAACAGTTGCCTGTCTGTCTCCAATTCGTTGAGTATTTTCTGTTTTAAGCGTATTCATAATAGCTTGGTATTGTGCTTGCCACATTGGGGTACGCTCATCATTTTTTAAGAAAGGCATAGCTTGTAGGAGTGATCCGTAAAGTAATGCTTGTGGAGCATAGATAGTGAACCAATTAGTTTGGTTTGTAGAATCTAATGGCTGTACGCGCTCATAGTACAAGACCTCTAAGCTATAAGTTGATGCAGGTGTAGGAGCGACTAACCAATTATCGTAGTTGTAATCGCAATAGAATTTAGGTATGCCTGTTTGTGTGTCGTCAGGCCAATATTCTCTGAGGTATTCGTAAGTGCGTAATAGAATAGGTTGACGTTCACCTGCTACAGTAACATTCATAGACACAGTTTTGTGCCAACGAGCAGGCTTTTGTAGCGTGTTTTGTGCTGTTGTAAAGGTTGAGTTAGCTACATTAAGATTGCCTAAAAACTTAATTTCAGACGCAATGACTTGCTCTGCTAACATAATAAAAAGAGGGATCTTTTCTAGCGTAGCAGTGTCTGTACGCTCGAGGTATGATTGAATGTTTTCAACCAAGCTATCATAGGTCATTGCTACAGCTACTGTCATTCTATACCCTTTAAAAATAAAGCACGTTCGTCATTACGACGTGTGACTAGCCCTTTAAATACCTTGCCACCCGCTTTTGTATATTTAAGAAACTCGTTAGCGGCGCCTTTAATATCTCCGCGCAAAACCTTCTGACGGAGGGTTGAAGACTGTAGTCTCCCAAGACCACAATTAAAAGCAAAGCTACACAAGCTATCGAATTGACCTTGTGTAAGAGGAACGGGACATAGTCGTGTAACACCCTTTTCAAACCTCGCTAAATCTTGTCTTAATATTTGATCAACTTCTTGGATTGTAAACGATCTATTCCATTCTGTGGGAAGACTTTTGCCGTTGCCAATCAAATGACCCACGCCCACTGTCCACAGGCCGATTGGATCTTGATATGGCCTTAACCTTACACCCTCATGATGTTTGATTGTCTTTAGAGCTTCGTTGGAAACTTTCATTTACCATGTTTTTCCCATTGGCGGGATCCGAAATAAAAGCCAATTATGCTCGCTACGATGGCCATTTCTTGGTCAGAGAACACCTCACCCATAGCTAAACCAAAATCAACACCCGTCCATATAGCCCAAATAAGACCTGCTACATCGGTAAATACTAATAAACCTACAAAGGTAAACGCTACATAAGGACGTACTCTTGCATTTAAGTCTACAGTATTTTGTGAAGCTTTTTCCATAAGCGTCTTGTCATGGTCGTATAAAGCTGTTCTTTCTTGTGCATAAGTTTCAGCTTCAGTTTGTTGTAATCTTAACTCTTCAATCTTCTCTTGGGATTGAAATCCTTTTTCAGCCATAGCCAATTGTTGTTGCATTTGCAATTGAGACATTTGACGCTCATGGGCTTGATCCCCTCTATTTTGAAAAAATGAGAGTAGGTTTGGTAACCCTGATGAAAATATACCTAATAAACCTGAGAGTATAGATAACATTATTTACCTTTCCTTTGCATGTCATGTTCTTCTAGTATGCGAATACGCACATTCAGTTCACCCATTTGAGTTCTAATTTCTTCTTTAAGTTTTGCTCTTGCTTCCGCAGATATAGGACTATCAGTAGGAGTTCCTTGAGCAGTTATAAGCGCAGGCATTTTTGATTTAATATCTATGAGATCAGCTTGCATACCTGATAAAGATGAAAGCATCCATGCAATAGCAGAAACTACTACAGGAAACATCATGCTCGTTAGTTTTGACAAATCCATTTTTTATCCTTATTTTAAAACAATGCTTAATAACAAAAGAATAATGGCACCCGCAGACGCCATTAAAATGCTTTCTAACCTTTTTAATCTTGCACCTATCGCTTCATATCTTAGAGCACAAATTTCCTCATGTGTGCTTAAACGCGAATTAACTTGTTCAACATTATCCATGTCTGTCCTATCCCTTTATAGTTTTAAGCGGGCTTTGCTTCCTCGCCCTCTTTGTTTTCCTCAGGTTTTGGTAACTGAGGTTGTGCTTGTTGATGAATTTTTACAATCAGATTCCATGCACCTGTCTTGCTTGGTAATTCACCTAACCCTGCTAATACTTGATTAGTTTCGTCAATTGTTAACTCTAATTTAATATCTGCCATTTTTACTCTCCTTTAAAAATTATTTATGTTAATTTGTTTGCACAGTTACTTGTACATTTTCATAACAAAACCAAGAAACTATAACTTCTCTTGGTGTGTTAGATGGTGTTGTATAGTGTAAAAAAGAAGTGCTTGGTGGAAAAATTACAACTTTTCCTTCTTCTGTTTTAATTTTTTTATTATGGTTAGGAAAAATTAATTCTCCACCATCCTCAATTGTATTCAAATGCAATATAACTGAAGCATACCTTAATTTATTTTCACTAATTTCTCCGTCGCTATGTATGTTACATATGTCATTAGGTTTATAAACATGGTATTCATACCCTGTATCGCAAGATTTATATCTTGGAGAAAATCTTGGTTGCACAATTTCATGAGAAATTCTTGTAAAAATATTGTGTAATTTATTATCAAGATCCTTTAATTCAGGTATTTTACTAATTGGAACTGTATTTCCATCCCTATAAAATGCAACATTTTCGGTAAATTTGTTAGCATAAGGATGTATAGAATTTTTTATTTCTTCAATAGTTTGTTTATTAATGTAATTTGGTATTTCTATAATCATTTTTTATATAAACCAAGTAATAATAGAATATCGGGTTCCCTTTGTTACAGGCATAACTTCGTGCGGGTACATAAAATTAGAAGGAAACATTAATGCATCTCCTTTTTTTAATGTATATTTTAATTCCCTATTAAAGAAAGCAAACTCTCCACCTTCAAAGTTATCATTTAGTATAAATGAACACGACACTGCACGAGGTCTAGCTTTAAAAGAATCTGTATGTTCTATATAAAAACACCCTTCAGGG